TCATCTTTGTGGAGAGAAATGACCGACAAGAAATTGTTCAGGTCATAGATGCCAAACTCGGCAGGAATATCTTCTTTAATATCTACTTCAGCAAGAATGTTCTTGTGTGAAGAAACAGTCTTTAGTGTTTTACCTTTTTTGAAAAGGATACCTTGGTTAATTGCACCAAAGTTTTTGAGAACCGAAATGGTTTCGTTTGATAATTTCATTTTTACCTCTCATAATTAAGATTTATCAATAGAATATATTGTATCATGTTCGTATAGAAACATGAGGCAACACATAGCATGAGCAAGATGGTGTTTACCAGATTCGGGGTCTAGTTGTTCACCTTCTTTCCATGCCCAAAGATGGCGATTTAAAGCATCAAAGTAACGGCGTTTAGCATCTGAAACATGTTGCCAATTGTCACGCTCATACTTCTGAGCACCAAATGTTAAAATTTCAACCGTAGCTTTGAGTGCTTGTGGTGGAAGTAAACCGTACTCCAATTTACCAGTATCAAATTTTCTTCCAATTTCCGACATTATAATTTACCTGTGTGCTGTGCAACAGCTGGCATATTTCCAGTAAATGCGTATGTACCAATGTGTTGAGTTCTAACCCAAGGACACAAAAACACTTTACCACCAATTTTACGCCACATCTGGCAGAACATATAATCTTCACTTAGATAACGATCAGAACCGCCGCCTGTAATGGAATCTTTCGAATCAATTACTGTATCAAAATATGCATGGATGTACCGTGAACCATCAAAGTGAGCTTGACCTACATGGTCTGGTTTGTAATGAATCATTGGATAAGCGTCTTTCATCTTATCAAATACCTGTCGTTTGACCATCATATAACCAGTTCCAATTTCTAAAACTTCTAAAGGTTCAGTTACTTGAAAAGAAGAAGTTCCTTTTACAACATTAAACACATATTCACCAACAAGATTTTCTAGTTCTCTTGGATCCATATCAGGATTTTTTCTTGCAGCTAGTGCTACGTTACCCCAATTGATTGATTTTTTAGGATAAGGACCACCAATTACATCTTTATCCAATGCTAACATGGCCAGAACATCTTGTGGATTAAAATGAATGTCACTATCAATAAAAAGTAGATGAGTGAAATTTTCTGAGCGAATAAACTCATCTACCAAATAATTTCTTGCTCTTGTAATAAGAGATTCATTAAAAAGGAAAGAGAATTTAGTTTCAATACCATACTGACCTAAACTTGTTTGTAAATCTAGGCATGATTTGATATAAAGACCATGCGCCATACCGCCATACATTGGTGTGGCAATAAAAATTTTATTCTTTTTTAAATCTTCAATTTTTGCTTGAATTTCCATGACAACTCCATAAACGAAAAAGAGGAAGTAACACCTATATGTATTACTTCCTCCAGACTTTTCCTAAACTATTTTAGGCAAAAGCACGCTCTCCCTGAGCACGCAGAGCTGCGATACCTGCAGCTACGATGCGCTTAGTCGGCTGACCAAGGCGATAGAAAGAAACTTTGTCGCCGTTTGCATTGACACGGGTGTTGTGATAAATTGCATGACCTTCGTTACGCAACTCATTGATTGTTGCAGAAGGATTAGCAATACCAAAAACAGACTGCATCTTGGCTACGGTGAGGGTGTTGTAGTCGCTGTCTTTCGAAAGATAGGCGAGAACTTTAGCTTTAGCTGATTTCATTACAAATAACTCCATAAATTGGCCTCAACAAGGTAAACATTTGAGAGGAGGCCGTTCTCTCAAATTCGATAATATAATTATAACATTTTTAAGTAAGTAAGTCAACACTTTTACAGGCAAATGTTTAAAAAAGGGCCTGTGTTGCCACAGGCCCAAGTGCCGAACTACAAACTTTTATGCAAATTCTTCCTCATCATCATATTCTTCTTCTTCATCATACATATTTTCTTCTGCCGATTCTTTGTCTAATCTTTGTTCTTCCTTAGCAATAGATTTAAAATCTACAATTTTTTCTAAACTATGTAAGGTTGAAACTGCAGGCATAGCTCCATACAATTTAATAGGTGAATTTGTACGAACTTTACCATTAAAGAAACCAGACGAAATTTTCTGTAAAATATTTTCCCATTCAATTACAAATTCTTTTACCCTTTTAACATAACATCTTTCTAAATCAAAAGCTGTTAAAATACTGGTATGTACTACAACCCGAATTTCTTTTCCTGGATTATCAAACGCCATTTTAGCAGCACCAGTGATACCTTTAGATGGAGTGCTGTGTGAAACAGGATAATAAATAACTTTATCGTTGTCAATGTATTTGTGACTGTTTAACCATGTATTAATAGCGGACTGTGAATTCCATTTAAGAACTTCCATTTCTTCGGGATCACGATTGTGGTTGTAAATCCTAAAAGTAATTTCATCACGCTTCGCCTCTGTGAATTTACCTTTACCACACATTCTAGCAACACGCTTACTAATTTCAGCAAGGTCTTTACTAATCCATTTCTTTTTGATAGCAATATTACATTCACGATATACATCTTCCAGAGTTACATTTCCAGCAGGATCATGTTCAGCATTTGCAATTAAAGCAAATTGCGAAGCTTCATTATCAAATTCGTCCCAAGAATATCCTTCTTTTTTTTCGTAAATATCAACAATTAAATTTTTGAAACCTAATTCTTTAAGAATTTGTTTTCGTGTTCTACCGTTTAATGGAACAAGTGTGCCATCTCTTAATCGCCTTAATGCGATTGGAGGATGTTTTAACTTAAAACCATACTCACGAATGTCTTGTTTTACTTCTTTATATTTTGGATTACCGCCGCCTGCTCTAGCAGTTTGCGTGTCACCATATTTGCTTTCCCAAGCAATAGCGTCAATATCTACCAAATGACGACCAGCATATTTAAATGAATCAGGTAATTCTTCACCATAAAATTGTGGAAAAGCTTCTTCCATAACCAAATTAAATGTTGTTAGAAGATTTTCTTCCGTAAATTTAAATTGACTTCTAACATCAACAATAATTTTTGATTTTTTAAAAGTATTTTTCTTTCTAAGACTGGTTAACATATAAATCTCCATAATTAAGTTTTGTTTAGGAACTTCAAATGTCCTTGTTTAAGGGACACGGCGGTTTTATCCGCCGTAAACACCAATTTTACTTGGCGAATTCTTTAAAACGGTTGTGATGCATCAACTTCAGGTTTCACTTCTTCTACCACAGGTTCAGGCTGAGGTGCCAGAATCTCATCGGCAGAAGCACCTGCATCAACTTTGGTATACAGGTCAACAAAGGATGCTTTAGTGTCATCATCAAAGCGATTCAAACACAAAGTAATTGCCTTCATTTTATCACCAAAGATGCCGTATGTTTCAACGATATGTACTAAACGGCGAGTAGAAATCACTTCATCGCAACCACCATCGGCGAATGTTTTACGAATCACATCAGCCCATGTAACCAGTTTCTCAGCAAAATCTTCATCAGATTTGCCAGCAGAAGTAAGTTCTTTTTGAATAATCTTACACTCAGTTTTTACTGGCGGAAATTCTTGTTCCATTGTGGTACGAAAACGCTCGAGAAATGCTTCGTTCAAAACATTGGTGAACATATAACGACCATCATCTGAACCTTTACCTTTTGTATTCGCAGTAGCAAACACGGTGAAACCAGGTGCAGGTGAAATTAATTCACCTTTCTTTTTCAGCATAAACGGTTTGCCTTCTAATACACGCTGCAAACTGGAAAGATTCTGAGCACCGTAATCAATCTCATCGATACACAGAACGGCACCTTGACGAGCGGCAGTAGTTACAGGACCATCACGCCATTCCATATTACCATCAATCAACACATAGTTACCAAGAAGGTCACTCTCATCAGTTTCAGGTGTCATTGATACGCAAATGAACTTGCGTTTTGCCTTAGCACAGGCTTGTTCAATTGACATGGTCTTACCGTTACCAGAATGACCTGAGATGAATACAGGAAAGAACCGCATCGATTGAACGATTGACAATACATCATCAAAGTTACCAAACGGTACATAGTTTTTGTAAGCAACAGGAACTAGATTCGTTACATCTAGGTCGGTAGTCACATTACTGATTTTGTGGTTTGATTTTTCTACTTGTTTAGCCATAGGAATCACTTGTGCTTGTAGAGCAGGTTGCATATCAATATTGGAACCTGGCACACGATACTCACCACGACCAACACGGTTAGAATCTTCTTTAGTGAAGAATTGGGTCGATTTAAGACCAATCTTGGTCGCAATCGCTTTGATTTCGGATTTACTGATTGTTTGTTTGCCAGTAGCAATCAAGGCATCAATAAACTTTTGTTTTTGTTCGGCACGACTAATCATAATGTAAAACTCCTATCAAAGAAAAATAATTATATCAAATAAACCACAAGTTATGCGGCAATACCTTGGATGAACCGAGATACTAACACACGATTTACTGCCCGTTTCTTATTGTATTTGGCAAAGGCAGTTGCCAATTTACGAGCAGAGAATTTGCCTTCTACTTCAATACCATCATCATCGTTGGTGGTAAGTTCTTCGCCACCTGAAATGAAAAAGAAATTCTCATAACCAGGTAGTTTACAAGCAAGATACTTTTCACTCTTAAACTGTTTGACGGCTTGCTTACGCATATCATCAGCAGCTTCACGACCAATATCTTGACTTAATTGCCAGTAGTCTTTATCTCCATTGTAAAGATACCTGTTAGTTAGAATCCATTTGGTTTCACGGGTAGGTACAATAAAGAAACCAAACACACGAGCACCAGTTACTTTTTGAAACCACATCAATAGATTTTTAGGAATATCTTCGTTATAACTAGAAAGTTTCATTTCAAATTTGTTTTGACGGTCACGCATCATAATAACTTTTTCACCAGTCCAATAAGTTTCTTGTTTTTTAATTTTCTCCATTAAACCAGTATCACTATTCAAAACTTCTTTTTCAATCCAATAACCATTGGTACTGTCAGCATCACCGTCATGGATTACAACCAAACTACAAATGTCCAGATTGTTAACCTTCTTAAAGGTTTTCATAATCTCAGCCGTAGCAATAATCGCCTGTGACATTGGTGTATTGTTGAGTTGCTCAGATTCTGGTCTAGGCGAACGCCGATAGTTTATTTCTTTGTATGAATCCATAAGCAAACACATATTCTTTAATGCAGCCGTAAATTCAGAACCAGACATTTTAGAATTTAGATATTCACGCAAATGAACATTACCAAACTCCATTTCACCAAAGTTTTTAGTGAACGAATTATATTTACTATCTCCTTTATAGTTAGCGTATTCATGCTTAAAGATATTATATTCTTGATTTCCGTATTCACAATTAAAACCTAAATCCATAGCACGAACGGCACCTGATTCAGTAAAACCATAAACAACAAACGGAATGTTCACTTTGCGGCAGAACATTGACAACACCAAAATCTGCTCAATAGAACCAGACATATTCTTTGACATTGAACCTGAACGGTCAAGTAACAATACCAGACCGTGTGATTTGCCTTTAGGTGTCATCATTACTTTACGGAAAATGTTGTCATCAAATTTGTACGATGATAATTTGTTAATGTCAATATCACCTGTATCAGACAGTTTAGATTTACTAAATGCCTTGGCAGCCTTACGCATTTCAAATTCTTTCGCAAGTAGACCAATGTACCGTTCATTACGGCGTTTGAATTCATTGACCAACTCCATTGCTTTTTCTGGTTTAAGGTATTTCTCTTTAACGAACTTGGCATATTCTTTTGTCATCAACTCCTGAACTCGCTTCGCAGGTGTAATGATATTGTTCATGTTTGGCTTAGGAATATCCACATACAAAAACTCTTTACACTTATCATCAAGCAATTGCACTTCGTTACGGCGATAATTTTGATCCGTTTCGCAAGAAGGGTCAAATTGGTCAACATCACCAGGGTGAGATTCTTTATCATGGTTAATGCTTTTGCCATTATCTAAATTATTTTCACCTTGCTCTTCACCACCAGCTTGACTGCGTTGTGATTTAGTATCGCCTTCTTCAAACTTATCACTTGAAGAATTGCCTTCACCTTTACCATCTTCATCATCTTCACCGTCATCGCCATAGTCAGAATCATAATCAGACATATCATAGCCGTCATCATCGCCTTCATCGGCCATATTCGCCATCATGTCATCATAATACTGTAATGCCATTTCATGTTGTTCTTCTTTTGAATACTCATACACCTTGTTAGTGATACGAACAACATCGTCCCAGGTTTCTGCAGCCTGAACTTCTTTCACCAACAATTCTTCTTTAGCAGAGAATTGAATCCATGTGGAAGACCATTGTGATTTGCTGAATAGATTCAGGCGATCAATAAACGGCATTTGGTTTACTTCACGACCTTTAATACCAAAGAAATCACGGATATTTAATTCTTGGTATGCTTGACGGAAGGAAGAATTCAAACCAGGATATTTGCGTTTAACTTTCTTTTCGATACGAGCATCTTCAATGACATTCAAAAAGTTTTTGTAATTTTTGTTCTTGTCATTGTCCATTACCGCATCGTGCCAACCTTCGGCAGGAGTATAGAGAGCATGACCAACTTCATGGCCAACCAACAGGTCATAGATAATACCTGTCATGTTTTGCCAGATAGGCAAGTAGAGAATACGATTCTTGGTATCAAATTTAGCGGTGTTGATTTTCTGGTGCTGAACCGAAAGATTTTCGGTTGCCAGTAATTTCGCTAATTGGGATTTTTGTTCGGCAGTAAAAGACATAATACCCTCATTCATTATTATTTAACCATTATAACATTACCCGGCCTGTCTGTCAACCACTTTGTTGTATAAAAACAACACTATATGGCGTAGACCTGGTCTATGTTAGTGAACACTTACTTACATTGAATGGAGCGGTTAACAGGAGTTAAACCTGTCTGCCTACGGGGGTAGGCTGTTCTCGGACTCACCGCATGAAAGGATATTATACGCTACTTATCGACCCACCTGAGGCAGATATTTAGCCTTTGTTTCTTCCCATGATAACACGGTAAGGTCATCATAGAAAAGAGTGTCAGAAGAAACTCTGCCTTTTTTAACCAACTGCTTGATTCTTGGTTTGGCGTGCTTCTCTTTCCATATATTACTTAGGCTTTCTACATCAGTATTAAACAACTTTTTCATATCTTTGCCATCATTATCGCCTCGGAGAAATTCACAAGTCTTATCATACAGAGGCGCAAAGTAAATGCCTCTTGCATGTTCAGAACGAATCAAATCTTTTGGCACACTTAACTTAGCATAAGCAAAAGACAATGAACGATTTTTGTGGTCACGCTTATGAGGTTGACCACTTGGTTTCTTTGCAACATACCATTCAAAATACTTCCGTGTATGATTCACTTTCAACCACTCACGAATCATATACCGAGTTTCTTGTAATGGTTCAAACGATACTGAACCTGAGGTAAAGCCCATTGGCTGCCAGAAATCCAGATTATCATATTGAGATAAACCACCAGCTTTTGTTTTACCATAAAGTGATGTTGTTGTGATACTTACCAACTTATCACCATATAGTTTCTCCCATAATTGTTGTATGGGTGTGGCTAAACAAAGCAAAGCCAACAGTTTACCGCCAACATAATTAAAACCAAGAGGTTGTAATGGCACAATCGTAGAACCAATTGCAGTATGGTTAATCATACCACCTTGTGTTTTCTTTTCTCTACTCCAACCAATAAAGTTATCTCTTGGTGTTAAATCTAAAAAGTCAGATGAGATACAAATAACACCAAGGTATTTCTGTGTTGGTTTATCTTTAACAATGAAATTTAGATTACGACCAATGTTAGCATTGTTTTTCATTGTAGAAGAAAAGGTACGAATACAATTCCACAATTCAGGTAAGTCATCCTGTTTATTTGCATACACCAGTTCAGGTTCTAATGCCAAGTATGCTTCAGGATCATTTGGTATCCAAAAGTTATTTTTTATTTCCTGAATAGCACGGCGTTGGCCTTCATCTTCCAATAATCGTTCTTCACCCCATAAAGTTTGTGATACGATAGATGGATATTTCTCCTGCACCTCACACCACTTCTGAAACAAGGTATACTCTTTCACATCCATTTGTGAAACATAACCTAGTTCTTTAATGGTCTGCTCACGCAGTTCATCTTCGGTGAAAGACAATGGTTGAATTGGCGTTTGTTCTTGCCATTTCTGCCATTGGGTTTCTACATCATCTTTTGGATCAAAGCTGTATGCCATTGCCTGTCTTTTTATGGTTGCGAATTGCTTTTTTAACTATCTTATTTTGTTTTCGTTTAGCGACTTGTAGTGCGACTGGTCCTACATTGTCAGTAAATTTTTTACCATTCATGTGTTCTAGTTCATGGACAAAACACCGAGCAGTTATTCCCTTTAATGTTGTTTGTTGTAATTCCCCATTTTCATCGGTATATTCAACGACAACTGATTCTGGTCTTGCTATTTTAAGATATAAACCAGGATAGGAGAGGCAACCTTCATCTATTTTAACAACATCATCCGAAATCGATATTACTTTTGGGTTAATACAAGCCATTTGGAAATCATCAGTACCAATTACAAACACCCTTTCATATACACCACATTGATTAGCAGATAGTCCAATACCACCATAAAGTTTTCTGGTTAATTGTAATCGCTTAATCAAGGTTGTCATGTTTGAATTTGGCAAAGAACCTTTGTACTCAGGCACCTCATCATATAACAATGGATAATCACCTTCATATAAAGGTAATCTGTTTATAGGTTCTTCTACTATGCCTAAACCAGTATCAATTTTTAAAATATCATTCATTTTTTAAACACCCACCTTTCTGCAAACTGTTCAGCTTCTTCTAATGTTTTAAACCAAGCATTTTGGTGATAATCAGTAGAGGCTTCGAACATAATTATTTGATATGTGCCATCATTACATGGTAAAATATCTGCGGTTCTTTCGTGGCCATCCGTAATTCGTATTTGATCTTTTATCATTTTACTATCCTTGAAAAATTTTTCTCTTTATCGAATCGTATTACATTCATAAATTTATCCTGTAATATATCTCCTTTGTGTGAGATAACAAACAGGTTTACACCTTCTAACATTTGTAGTATCTTCATCAATTCTTCGGTGCCATTTGTGTCGAGGCTAGAATCAAATGTTTCATCAAGTATCAACAGATTGGTATTTGATGAGTTCTTTAACTTAGCAACAGCACGCCAAGTCAACATCAATGCCATATCGATTCGTTGTTTCTCACCTTCACTAAAGTTATTGTAGGTGAATTCATCACGATGCCTTGACTTGATTGTTTCTTTAAATGATTCATCTAGATTAAAGTTTACAAAGAAATCTAGTGATGCTAAATACTTATTGACCAGTTTATTGATGACTGGTAAATACTGTCTTACAATCTTTGTTTTGATACCAGTATCTTTTAACAGATTACTTGCCACTTCATAATATGTTTTTTCTTCTATCAGTTCTTTTAATGCAGCTTGCAGCTCTGTCAATGAGTCCTTTAGTAATTTTAATTGCTGCTCTTCTAAGTCTGTCACTACTTTAGAATCTTTTAACTCATCTACCAACTTACGCAAGCGAGCAATCATCTTATTTGTTTCGGTGATTGTTGTATTGTAAGTAGCAATCTCGACCTGTTTTTTGTTAATGAGTTTTTGTTTCTCATTAATGTCATTCAGTTTTTCTTGTTCTTCATTTAGTTTGGTTTCTAACTGTGATAGACCGTGTTCGCACTCACCAACTTTGGTGTCGAGGGTTTTAAGCTCTTCTTCTTTAAAAGAACTGGCAATGGCCTGCCTACATGTTGGACAATCATCATGTGATTGGAAGAAACTAATATCTTTGCGAAATTTGGATAAGTTGCTTTCAATTTGAGATTCAAGTTTTGTAATCTTCTTGACCTTAGCCTCTGTTTCAATCTTATTTGCAACCACAAATTGAAGTTCTTCCGTTTCGGCGCTGAGGGTCCCAACATTTGCGAGTAAGGTGGATACGGTATCATTATGCAATTGAATCTCATCATCATATTCTTTTACCTTATCATCATTATTCTGTTTTAATTCTTCAATATGCTTTTTCTGCATATCGTGCTTCTGTGATGCCAAATCAATCTCATGTTTCTTTTCTGAGATTAGGTCTTTATTGTTTGATATTTTATCTCTAACCAATCCATTCATTGTAGAAAAGATTTGAATGTCTAATAAATCTTCAATGATAGCACGGCGGTCTGATGCCGACAACTGCATGAACGGAGTAAACGAAGCACTACCAAGAATTACAATCTGTGTAAATGATTTATAATTTAATTTAAGAATGTATTTCTCAAGTAACTCTTGGTAATCTCTACTTGCAGCTTCTTGATTAATGAGTTCACCGTTGCAATAAATTTCAAACACATTTGGTTTGATGCCACGAACAATGCGATAGTTCTTGTTGTTGGTGTCGAGTGAAACCTCAACTACACAATCTTTACCATTGATTGAGTTGACCAGTTGTGGTTTATTGATTGAACGGAATGGTTTACCAAACAAAGCAAAACACAACGCATCGAGCATTGTGCTTTTACCAGAACCATTTTCACCAACAACAAGAGTGTTTGGTGTACTGTCTAGTTTAATCTCTGTAAAATAATTACCTGTGCTTAACAGGTTTTTCCACTTAACATTACGAAATATAATCATTCAGCTACTTCTGTATTCAATGCCTCAACATATAACTCTCGCATAAGAGTTTTTAATTTATCGGGTTCAACATCCAATTCCAAGTTATCAATATACTTAGAAAGAATTGTCATCGTATCTTCAGCCTGATCAATGATTTCTTGGTCATTATCAACTATAGTATCACTAAAATCTTCTACAATGGATAAGTCAGCAATACCAACCTTGTAGAGATTATCTATTACATGGTCAAACAAAAATGGATTTTGTTTGTTTAATACCACAACTTTCACATAGGTATCTTTTAGAGCATCAAACTCATATGTTTTCCACCAATCAAAATCATAGGCGGTATCATCATAAACTACCTTGTTAAACATCGTAAATGGGTTACGAACAAACTCTAACTGCCGGGTATCAGTATCAAAGATATGAAAACCTTTTGGGTCATTGTAATCAGACCAAGTCATTTCATATGGTGTGCCAACATATACGATATTATGATCTGATGATTTATGATGAAAATGACCAGACAAAACAATATCATAACTCTTTAATAACGCTTTGTCAATCCCTACCTCTGAAACATTGCCACGATCCATTTCAAACCCAGCAATCTCAAAGTGACCAAAAGCAATCTGTGAACTAGAATCTTCCATAGCCTTTAGAATACTTTCAGCATTTCCATCACACATCCAAGGCACAACATCAATTTGAACACCATTAAATTCTACTGTGGTAAATTCATCATAGTATTGAACATTATTATATTCATTCAACAATAAACCAGTTGAGTTTACTTCTAATGTATTTTTGAAAGCTACATCGTGATTGCCAAGAAGTGTATGAACTTTAATGCTTAACTTTTGGCATTTTTCAAAGAAGTATTTACGGCACAGATAAAGTGAGTTGAAATTAATAAACTTTCGCCTATCAAATAAATCACCCATCTGGAAAATAACATCTATTTTATTTTCTACTAGGTATGGAAAAAATACTTCATCATAGAAGCGTTCAAAGTATTTGTGGAAATCTAACGAATCACCTCGAGCACCGAAGTGAGTATCACCAAGAATACATATTTTCATAATAATTTAGTTTTGAAGGCTTCGATCTCGTCTTTGAGCCTAAGTTTTCTTTTCTTAATCATGGTAACTAATCTATCTTCACCATAATGTTTTTGTTGTTCTGCCAATTGAACATCTAATTCATCATGTTCTTGTTGTAAATGTTTGATATGATTTTTTATTTTTTCTGTATCCATTTACCACTCCAAAGCTTTAATATCTGACATATCACATGGGTTTTCTTTACTGCAATTCTTATGTACATAATAGATTAAAGGTACACAAGCGGTCATTGTAACACAAATAAACAAAATAATCAAGCGTTTCAAGGCAAATCTTCTTCAATAAACTTTTCTAAACCTTTAGTCTTGCCCTCTTTCTTCTTGCGTTTATTTTCTTCAAAATTGTAAATGAATTCAGAAATGTTTTCATAAAGTTCAAACTGCCTCATATTTCCGTTCTCATCTTCCATCATTTCAAACTCATCTAATATACCAAACTGTTCTGTTGCCTTATATTTGACATACAGTTGTTTCTTTTCTTTCATAATACGGCGAAGAAATGCGTAGTAGATGATCTGTGTAAAGTAAGCAAATGGGTTCTTTGATTTCTCTGGATCAAAGTTACGAAAATACATAAGGCAGTTTTCAATACCATCTGCAATCATCTCATCTCGGAAAGAATAAGATATGAAGTTGGGTTTGCGTGACAGGTGGTCAGCAATCTTTAGAAAACACTCACCAATATAATTTGGTATTTGTGGATCTGGTTTCTTTTTCTTTTTGGCCTCATCACAAGCCTTTTTATATTCAATCAATGCTGATAGAAAATCGGCATTGTTCACATAATGTTTAGTTGCTTTTGTCATCTTCGCCTCTTTTTACGCTTGACATATGTAATAATGGTGGTGTTCCGGTTGCAAGTAATTTATTACTAACTATATCCAGGAGCTTAAACACTCTCTTTCTATAATCAAATCCTAACATTGAAGCTTTCTCCCCTTTATTATAAGGTGGTGTCCTTCCTGTTGAGTGATACTGATCTGCTGTAATATCAATTCTTTCTCCATCTTTAGTAACTGCCCACCAATGCCAGATACCTTCATCATCCAAACCACGGTATAACTTAATGTTCTTACTGCCAAACAATTTCTGTAAACAAGCAGAAGCGGTATGACAATGACCAAACATAGGATTTGTAGAGTTTCTTTCCACCCACTTCTTAGGTAAAAGGTCTGGCGTTAAGTGTTTGGTAATTATATCACAAGCCTTATCTAAAAGCAAGCGGTTATATTCAAACATTTCCATATTTGGTATTCTTTAACATGGCATATCCTTTAAGTAACTCTTGAATACCCATGTCTAAATCAAAGTTAGGTTTAAATCCTTCCTTTTCAATCTTTTCATTGGAGACCATATAGTTTCTTTGGTCTTTATCTTTACCAATTTCTGCTTCAACAATCTCAAATCGTGGTACATATTTTTTAATCGTATCACACAGTTCACGCTTTGATACATTGGCAGATGAAAGGCCTATATTATAAATTTGGCCTCTCATATTTTTATTTTCTAATGCCATTGTAAATGCTTGGCATACATCCAATACATGAATATAATTTCGTTTAAAGTGTGATTCAAATAACACAACGAAACCATCATTGACAGCACGGTAAGTCATATCATTTACCAACAAATCAATTCTCATTCTTGGTGACATACCAAATACAGTTGCAAGCCTAAAACTTGTGGCGTTTGGATGTTCCATCAAAACCTTTTCTACTTCTACTTTATCTTTAGCATATCGAGAAATAGGATTCAATGGTGAATTTTCATCACAATAATCTCCTGTTCCGTAAGCACTATTGGTAGTAGGCATCAAAACAATTTGTTCTTGTGACAGGTACTTCATCATCATAAAAATAGCATCTCTGTTTGTAGAAGATGCTCCAACAGGATCTCTATCACATAAAGGTGCACCAACATAAGCTGCAAGAGGTATAATTATATCAGCTTGTTTTAGAATTGGCAATAGATCTGCTTCTACTCTTACATCACCACGATAAATTCTAAAATTTGGATGATAACATAATTGGCCAAGTGATGATTGTTGGTACATAAAATTATCTAACACAGTAACATTATGACCTAAACCTAATAGGTCTTGTGATAACATCGACCCAATATAACCTGCACCACCTGTAACTAATATATTTGCCATATTAAGCCTCGTTTAATGTTTTGGTAATATAATCAACTTCATCTAACTGCATTGAAGGAAAATTACCAATGTAAAATCCATAAAAATGAATATGTTCAGTATTTGGAAAATTCAAATGATAGTTATCTGGCACAAAATTTTTAAGGTATGGTTGTCTTGTTTGATTACCACCGCCTGCACTACCACGCCTAAATTCAATACCTTCTTCCGTCATTCTTGTCATAATTCTATTTACAAAATCTTGGTCTTTATCGTTCAATATCAAATTAAAGGCATAGTTACTAGAACCTATCATTTTAAACTCCGTAAAAAACTTCTTAGAATTCAATTTAGATAAAAACCTTTCGTGATTTCTATTCCGTAGTTTAACATTTTCATCTAGTTTTGGCAACTGTGAAAGACCAAGTATGCCACCTAAATCTGTGTTACGCATATTGTAGGCTGGGTATGCAAAAATAAAATCAGGATTTAATTGTGGGTGTTGTATTTTATAAGCAAGTTTCATCTTTTCATTACCACATTCTCTGACCATACCATGTGATCGTAACATACGAAGCGTATTATAAACTTCTTCATCTTTGGTGCAAATCATACCGCCTTCAATTGTTGTCATATGGTGTGCATAATAGAAAGAGAAATTGGACATCCATCCAATACTACCGCAAAGCTTCTCTCCGTGTCTTGCACCATGTGACTCGCAAACATCTTCAATCAATGGAATGTTGTTTCTAGCCAGAGTTGATATAAGATCATCAGTTAATGCATTAAACCCTTGAATATGTGATAAAAATACAGCACGGGTATTTGGAGTGATTGCACGAATGATAGAATCAGGATTCATACCTAAAGTGTCCATATCCACATCAACGAATACTGGTGTAAATCCACATTGAATCACAGAGGCAACATCGGATATCCATGTTAAAGGCGGAACAATTACTTCACCGCTTTGTGGATATTTTATCTTCAACATGGTCATTGATAACAAATTGGCAGATGCTCCAGAGTTTACAAATACAGAATACTTTACGCCTAACCATTTCGACCAAGCTTCTTCAAACTCTTGGCATTTTGGACCGTTAGTTAGAATAGGGTCATCTTGTTTTAGATGCTCAATCATGGCATCCAAATCTTGTCTTGTAACATTGTTTCTCATCAAAGGAAATTTCATTGTAACCTCACGAATTGTTTAATATAACTTGAGTACCATGATTATCAAACTTAAATGGTACCCACACCTTTATTTGTTCCATCTTTAACTTGAATTCTTTTTGTTGAATTGGTGGTACAAGAAACATAAAAAAACCTCCGCCGCCAGCACCCATTAGTTTACCACCATAAGCACCATTTTCAATGGCAGAAAAATAAATGTCATCGATCCATGGTTCAGTAACACCATCTGCTAAACCTCTTTTAATTTCCCAAGCCTTATGCATCAACTCACCTATTATAAACATTTCTTTTTCTTTGGCAAGCATATCGATAGCTTCGTTTGCTAAATTTACCGTTTCCAATAAAAGACTATCTGTTTTACCTTCTTTGATATTATCTACCTTTTTCTTTGCTTGAACTTCTGAGTGTCGAGAAACACCAGAAAAACCAAGCATAATATGTGATTCTAGATATGTTTTATAATCTAAATTTATTTTAAATGATTTAGCATCCCAACCTTCACTCGACATAGAAATAACTTGAATACCACCAAGTGCAGACATAATTTGATCTTGTATGCCAACATTTTCGCCAATAATATCTTGTTCAACTTCAATAGCTCTTTCTGCTAATTCTCTCTGTGTTAAATTATATTTTTTTAAACGATAGATTGCATTTAACAAACCTACTGTAAATGTTGAAGATGAACCAATACCAGACCGTGCAGGTAAATCTCCATCATGGCCAATAGTAATATTTTCTTTTATTTTAGTATATTGCAAACAAGCACGAATAGAAGGATGATCAATTTCTTCTATCGAATTAACATTCTCTAATTTCGAATAAGCTAAACGTATGGTATGATCAAAAAATGGTGGTAATTCTTTTACATGAATATAACAATAATGTGCCATTGCAGCAGAGATACATTTACTTGGATTTTTTGTATACCATGCGGGGTAATCTGTGCCGCCGCCAAATAAAGAAAGTCTATAGGGAGTTTTTGTTATAATCATAGAATAGATTTAATTTTTTGTATGATCTTTTCTTTTGATGGTGGTAAGTTATCAACTTGTGAATAGAAACCAGCTGTTCTATCATCTAGACCCATCACATGAACATCTGCACCAGTTTTTTTGTTTAAATCAAATGCTAAACTTTTAGCAATACCATCAACATAATCATCATCTAATACAATACCTAAACCAGAAGTTTTGAGTGCTGTCAATTGCATTTCATTGGGTTCAAAAGGTTTAATCTGAAGTATGTGACACACATCAACATTAATGCCTTCTTTCTGTAATTCTTTTGCGGCTTCTACTGCGGCAAATCGTGTAATAGAAATAGGAAATAATGTAATCTTTGGTGTAGTATTGTATACTTCTGCCATTTCTTCCGTGTTGTTATATGCACCACGGTGTTCTGAAACATAATAAACCTCATCTTCTGACATAAACTTATCATAAACATATTTGTATTCGCCTGGTGTCATTGGTGAAAATATTTTTAAACCAGGCATACGATAGTATAATGAGTGATGTGATGAACCTGCTACTGGCCCAATTGCGCCTTCCATAGCAATTGACCGAACAAACATGGGACATGGAACACTCCATATTTCTTTTGATTTTGCAGCATAATTAGCAATCATTGGCGCATTATACCAATTAAAACCTTGATAACGAATGACATACATTGTTCTACGACCAGCAAGTGCAGCACCAACAGCAATGCCGCCACCTGCTACATCAGCCATAGACAATTCAACCATACCATCTTCTTCATATAATTCTGGTAATGTGCCACCAACCCAACCAACTGCGGTCAAACATTGACCCATAGCAATACCATTTCGTTCAGTTAGGTGATGACGAACAGTTTCTTTAATTGTATCTCTTAGCGTAGGCATTTTTTCCACGCCTCCTTTACTATTTCTTTTGCTTCATTATCATATTGTTTACCAAAATAAACCATGTAATTTTTATGCATATCAGGAATATTTGGATCATCAATGCCTGCACCAGCATGCCAGAATAAACGATTAGTCCTTATGTTAAACAAAACAGGTTCGTCTTTTCCACAATTTATTAAATGATTCCAAATATCTTTAGGGTCATCTGATAAATCATAACCTTTCATCTTATAAGCTTGAGCAATATCATGCATTTCCCAATTACGCCTTACTTTCTTTTCAGTAAGAATAGAGAGGTTATTATCTTCTACGATATACCAAATTGGAAGTTTTTTAGTTGATGCCCAACCAATTGCAGCAACAAAGTAATCTTCTTCAGCTGCAGCATCGCCAGTAAAACACAATGTAAATTTTTTATTACCATAACAGGCACCAGTTGCAATTGGTCCATGTGAACCCATTAAACCATCGTGTCCGTAAATTTGTTTTTCTCTGGATTGTATTGATGCTGAACCACCCATACCGTTGGCGCAACCTCTTTTATCACCAAGAAGTTCTAGTATGAGTTCTTCCATATTACCACCAAAATTAAGGTAAGTAGAATGGCCTCGGTGCTGAATGAAGATTTGTTTATCTACATCACCAAGATATTCAGAGAGTGTAGCAGAAATGTATTCTTGTCCTGCTGAAAGATATACAGGTATTTTAATTACTTTTGCTTCTACTTGCCTGTAAACTTCTTCTTCAAACGCTCTACATATTGCTGCTTTTTTGTGTATGTTTAATAAATTATATTTTTCCATTTGTCATATCAATCGCAGTTTTCATCCAAATACCCATGTGGTCATAGTGTGGTGATGATACGATGTTACCATCTACAACTACGGGTGCATTAACATATTTAGCGCCTGAGTTA